ATTACGGTGCCTTAGACATCGACCTTCAGGTAAAGGGAGAAAACGAAGCCAATCTTATTCGCACCGACGCAGCCAATGACTTGGTTGGAATCGGTACGGCGACGCCTTCCGCACGGTTGGCGGTTTCTAGTTCTCACTTCGCGGGCGTGGCCTTCTCGGTAAGCGATAACCACACCAATTATTTTCAAATTAGTGGATCGTCACAGGGGTCGGTGACGTCCTTTGGCGTTACTACAGCTAAGGCCGTAAATGATGCCCCCGACGCGTCTTATTTTATTTCGGGGGCAGTGGGCGGCAAGGGCCAGTACGGGGTCACAGTAATCAGCGGAGATCTCCAGGTATCGGGCAATATCTACAACACCCTAGGAGACGGAGCAACCACACACCTCAGCCCGTATTTGGCCCAACAGATATTAGATCCTTCTTCTGCGGCGGTGTTTGCGATTACGAATAGTTCGAATACTCTTTATAAGGTAGATTGGGATAGTGGAGACACTTCTTGCACAGACCCTCATGTCACCTTTACAGCACCCCCAAGCGGGCAAGTACTGGTCGATGTTCATGTTTACCTAGATGACACTAGCACAAGTGGGGCCGGCCCTTATATTTATTTGGCTCTCTCGACGTCGACAGCCGCCAGCATCAGCAGCACAGATGGTACAATCGTCGGGAAAGAAAAGATTATTTGGTACCCCGATGAGGCTGATGATGGAGTGCGAACAATGACTTTTTATGCTACCGGCCTAACAGCAGGCACCAGCTATACTTGGAACCTATTTGCCCGTCGATATAATGATGGAGAGACCAACCGTGTTATTTGTGGCGCGCAATATCCTGCTATGATTATGCAAGTGCGACCTGTTATGGATAACGCCGATATCTATTCCTCCTAACTCTAAATCACATCTATTAGTCATTTCCCAATCTTAGGAACTATTTATTTTTGATGAATCATCAGATTTGGAGTTAATTCTATGTCTTCACTATTAGAAGAAGCGATTGTAGACGCTAAAGCCCTCAAGGAAGCTGCACTTAAAAATGCGGAAAATGCCGTATTGGAGAAGTATTCGGGGGAGGTGAAGAGCGCCCTTAGTACTTTATTAGAACAAGACGAAATGGATCTTTCCGAAGATGATTCTGCGGACACTACCTTTACTGAGGATGTACCATACGCGTTCCAGACCGAAGAGTTGGATGCCCCCGGCGACGATGAATTAGTTGAGATTGATTTCGATCAACTCAAGGCTCGCATCGCCGAAGAAGAGGCTGCAGGAGAAGAGGTAGGCCACGAGGATCTTACAGATGCTCTCGGGATGGCCGACGATCTTCAAGAAGATGGATACATCACCAACACAATGCTGGACGACGATGCCGAAGAGGATGCCGCATCCCTTGCTGGCGCTACCGACCGCGAAGAACTAGAAGAAGATATCAATTTAACCGAAGAGATGCTTTCCGATCTCATCGAAGAGCTTGTTGTAGACATGACTCCGCGCCCACAGGGATGGGCTTCCGTGAACTCTGCCGACAACAGCATTGAGCAGGCCAACAATGATGCCATGGCCGCGGCCCAGGATGCTCACCTGGAAGAAGATGAGGAGATGGAAGAGGAGGTGTCCACCGCGTCTGATGTGGTGTCTGATGCCACTCTCTATGAATCTCGCATCGCCGATATTAATGAATCCAATGTAGAGCTACGTGCTCTCATTATGGAAGCTAAGTCTCAGCTCAGCGAGTTGAACTTGGCTAATGCCAAACTTGTTTATCAAAACAAGGCACTTAGCAGCGCCTCCTTGAATGAGCGACAAAAAAATCAAATTGTCGAAGCTGTTCAATCTGCCAATTCTGTTGAAGAAGCTAGTATGATCTTTGAAACAATTCAAAACGCAGTGGGGACATCGACTGATCATCGCTCTCGTCCACAAACACTTCGTGAAGCTGTTACAAGACCTACATCGCTTTTGATCAATTCTAAGAGAAACAACACGGCTACAAAAGACCCTCAAATGGGTCGTATGCTGCGTTTAGCAGGTTTAAACAAACAATAACATACTAGGAGGTTTATATAATGTCTATTGTAGAAAAATTAACCGAAGGTATCGTCAATCGTGACCTCGCGAAGGAAGGGACTGCCCTCATTGGAAAATGGGAACAGACCGGACTTCTTGAGGGCATCAGCGATGATACTGCTCGGAATGGCATGGCTCGTCTGCTTGAGAACCAGGCGAAGGAACTGCTCCGTGAGGGTTCCACCATGGCCAGTGGCGACGTTGAAGGCTTTGCAGCCGTCGCTTTCCCCCTCGTGCGCCGAGTTTTCGGTGCTCTGATCGCTAACGATCTCGTCAGCGTTCAGCCGATGAGTTTGCCCTCGGGCCTCATCTTCTTCCTTGATTTCACCTTTGGTGGTGTCGTCAATGAATCCGGTAGTCAGGACGAGGATCCTCGTCTCGGTAACGTCTTCGGTAAATCCATTTATGGTGGTGACGTTGTCGGTGCGCAGATCACCGGTGGTGTGGACCTTGCAGGTCTTTCGGGTGTCGATGCTGGCACTCCCTACAACCTGCGTAATGGTTACGCTTCCCCGACGGGTAGTTCTGTTCGCGCGGATCTGACCACTGCTGCCTGGAATATCGCTGCCTCAGGTACACTTAATGGCCGCGGCCAGGTTGACCAGAACAGCGGAATTGACCCCCACTTCAGTGGTCGTCAGATCCCCTTCCAGCAGATTAACGAGATCTTGCGTTTCGACCCTGATCTGGTGTCTGGTTCGAAGTTCTGCATTGTCGAGTGGACTCCCAGTGCGGGCAATCAGCTTAACTACGACGATCTGGTTGCGGTTCAGCTGCGCGCTGCTCCTGCAGCTGCCGGCTACACCCTCGGACGTCTTGCTCAGCTGAGTGGTTCGTTCTCTGGCGGGAGCCGTTCCGACACGGTTGTTCACCTTGTCTTCGGCGCCACCACTGGCACCGCTGATGCTCTCAGTGCGTCGCTCCTTCCGGACGCGGTCACCCATCTGATCTCTTGGCCCCAGACGGATAATTTCCGCACTGTGGGTACAGCCCTCGGCGCCATCGAAGGTACCAACACATGGGGCCTCGAAGGTAGTGATCAGATCCCTGAGATCGACATCAAGGTCGATTCCGTGGCTGTCACCGCTGTCACCAAGAAGCTCAAGGCCAAGTGGACCCCGGAGTTAGGACAGGATCTTAACGCCTACCACAACCTTGACGCTGAGGTTGAGCTTACTCAGATCCTTTCGGAGCAGATTGCTCTCGAAATCGATCGCGAGATCCTTGAGGACCTCGTTGTTGGTGCAACCGCTGGTACTCGCTACTGGTCGCGTCACCCCGGTCAGTTCCTGAACCGCGAGACAGGTGCTGTCTCTTCGGTCACCCAGGACTTCACGGGTAACGTGAGTGAGTGGTATGAGACTCTCATTGAGACCATCAATGATGTCTCCGCTCAGATCCACCGGAAGACTCTCCGTGGTGCTGCTAACTTTGTGGTTTGTTCCCCAGAGATTGCTAACATCCTTGAGTTCACCGCTGGCTTCCGAGCTAACGTGAGTGCCGATGCAGACCGCGGAGACGCGGGTGCTGTTAAGGTTGGCTCGCTTTCGAAGAAGTTCGACGTCATCGTCGATCCTTACTTCCCGCGTAACTTGCTCCTTGTGGGCCGACGCGGAAGTAGCTTCCTTGAGAGTGGCTATGTGTATGCACCTTATGTGCCGCTGCAGACCACGCCTACGATCTTCGGTGTTGAAGACTTCGTGCCCCGTAAGGGAGTCATGACTCGATACGCCAAGAAGATGGTGCGTCCTGACATGTATGGACTGGTTATCTGCCGAGGTCTCAACGACTAAGGTAGACCGGACGTAAGGTCAAAATAGTTAAAGCCCCGTCTCTTTTGAGGCGGGGCTTTCTATTTAGTATTAGATTAATCGAGGACCCCCCATGGCCGTACCTACACTTAGCCCTGCTTCAACTACAAACACCAATGTGCTCCCCGCTACCGGAAGCACAACAAACGTAGCCGCAACGTTACCTTTTGGAATTTATTCTTCGGTTGCTTTCCTTTCTGGCGCCGCCGATCAAGTAGCTTATACCTACAAGAAACTGGGCGGTGATGTATTAGATATTGAGTTAACCGAAGGAAATGTATACTCCGCCTATGAAGAGGCGGTTCTAGAGTATTCTTATATTGTAAACCTTCACCAGACCAAGAACAGTCTTTCGGACTTTCTGGGGTCCGCAACCGCCTCCTTCGATCAGGACGGCCAGATTGTAGCCGGTGATCCCTTATCGGGCTCCAATATTGAATTAAGATATCCCCGCTTTGATTATGGTTATGTTCGACGCGTCTCGGAGCGGATGGCGACGGAGACCAACCTCGGAGGAACCCTTCCTATCTATTCAGGGAGTATTACGACCAAGGCGGGAACCCAAGATTATGACCTCCAAGTCCTTTTGTCTGCATCTTCTTTGACCGAAACGGGGTCCGACTTCTTTGGCCGAGTAAAAGACAAAAGAATTATTGTACGTAAAGTGTTCTTTAAGACCCCCCGCGCTATGTGGCGCTTTTACGGGTATTATGGAGGATTCTCGGTCGTGGGAAACCTACGAACCTATGGTCAGTACGCGGATGATTCCACATTTGAAATTGTTCCCACATGGCAGAACAAACTCCAGGCCATGGCTTATGAAGATGCCTTGTGGACACGTATTTCTCACTATTCTTATGATTTAAAAGACAACCAGCTGCGTCTTTTTCCCCGTCCCGATAGTACAAGCCCCACCAAGTTCTGGGTTCAGTTCAGTATCGAGAATGATTATGAACCCTGGGAGGAAAGCCCTCGTGGCAAGACAGGAATCGAGGGTATCAACAATATGAATACTCTGCCCTTCCAGAATATTCCCTATAAGAACATTAATGCCATCGGTAAACAGTGGATTCGTCGCTTTGCTTTGGCTCTTACAAAAGAGATGCTTGGTCAGATTCGAGGCAAGTTTGCTGTGGTGCCTATTCCTGGAGAGTCGGTAACACTCAACCATGCAGCACTCCTTTCTGAAGCGAAGAGCGAACAAGATGGCCTTCGTGATGAACTGAAGACCATTTTGGACGAGCTAACCTACGCCAACCTGGCCACTGTAGACTCTACCTTGCAAGATTCGGCGAAGAAAGTGCTTGAAAACGTTCCCGCCGGTATATATGTAGGGTAAGTCATGGCTAAGTTTAAGCGCACACAAGAACAGATTCAAGATCGCCGCAAGCAGCGGTACAACTACATCGACAATAAAGAGGTCGAGGAGAACCTTCAGGAAATCGAGTTCATGGCTTCCACTTTGGAGACCATCGACGGCGCCATGCTGCGCTTTGTTGACGAGGACCTGAACCTTTCGGTTACCACGAACGAAGGATTTAAGAAAGTACCAGTTCTCTGGGTGACCGCCGAGCGTGCGTATCAGCTTAAGCAGAATAAAGATCTACGTGATTCGGAAGAGATGCTTATTTTGCCGCTGATCACGGTTAACCGAGCTTCGGTTACCAAAGAGCCAGATTTCCGCGGCAGTGTCTATGCTAATATTTACCCCGAGCCCGACGCTCGCGGGGGCACCATTACCGTTGCGCGCAATATCAATCAGAAAAAGACTGCCGAGTTTCAAAATGCGTTTGCTAAGCGTGGGTACGGCATCAATCAAAAAGTTGCGGGCAAGATGAAAAACACCAATAAGCGCAACATGTCCACGCAACGCACGGTTTACGAGACTATAACCATCCCTCTTCCTACTTGGGTAAAGGTGAGCTATCAAATAACGGCACGTACTGAATATCAGCAGCAGCTCAACCAGCTTATCAGCCCTTTCCTCACGGTGCCCGGCAACTCACGCATGCCGAAGCGTATTCATAATGAAGGTCATTACTATGAAGTATTCATTCAGGGAAACTTCGCTGACAATGCTAATAAGGCTAACTTAGGCATGGCGCACCGTAACTATGAAACCACCATTGATATCGAAGTGTTAGGATATCTCATCGGGGAAGGAGACAATCAGGAGAAGCCTCGAATTGTTCGGCGCGAGAATGCGGTGGAATTTAAGTTTGCAAGAGAAAGAACAATAGTGGGAGATATCCCCGATAATATTAAAGATGGATTTTATAGAGAATAATACCATTGCAACTATTTAGCACTATTTACTTTTGAACATTTTTTGTGCATAGGAGACCCTAACGAATGTCAATTAAAAACTATAGATTTGTATCCCCTGGCGTATTTGTTAATGAAATTGACAACTCTCAACAGCCAGCCTCCCCCGCGGGTCAGGGCCCCGTCATCGTTGGACGCGCCGCCTCAGGCCCCGCGCTTCGCCCTGTAACTGTCGACTCTTTTGAAGAGTTTGTGAGCGTTTTTGGCGCCCCAGCCCCGGGCGGATCCGGTGGCGATGTGTGGCGTCAAGGTAACGACACTAGTGCCCCTACCTATGGAGCATATGCCGCTCAGGCGTATCTGCGCAACAGCTCTCCTCTCACGTATGTTCGCTTGTTGGGGTCTCAGGACTCCGCGGCAACCACAGCTGGGAAGGCCGGCTGGAACCAGAAAAATGCATGGGGCCTCCTGGTAGGCGAAGTGAACAACACCTGGCAAGCATCTGGTTTTGATTTCGTCCTTGGTGGCATTATATACGCCCCTGAAGGCGTCTCCGTCGCTCTGAGTGGAACTGTTGCTCTCTCCGGCGCTGCTGGCCCCACAGCGGGAGGAAATGTTCAGGGATCCAGCTGGATTGTAAAGGACACTGGAACGGCCAAACACTTTAAGATTGTTATGACCGGCTCGGGCCCAGGCTCTGGCGGATCTACCGCTACGACCGTCAACTTCGATCGGACAAGTCCTCAGTACATCCGAAAGGTCCTGAACACCAATCCCCAGCTCACCAACAGCGACCTCACTGATTCGAGCACCCGTTTAAATTATTGGCTTGGTGAAACCTTTGATCGACATGTCGCCGCGAACATCACCGGCTCCACTACTTGGGCCGCTGTCGTCCGTATCAATAACACCGCCGGCGCCTCCAACGGCTCTGGCGGGAACCACCTAGCCGCTCTCCAGTCGGCCCAGACACCGCAGATTATTGCGTGCCGTACCAGCACCAATCCAACGTCGCGACCGCTCTTTAAGCTCCACGCACTGGAGGAGCCTGGCTCTTGGACCAATAAAAACCTTAAGGTGTCCATTCAGGACATCAAGCGCTCCACTAACAATGATACTGACTATGGTACATTTTCGGTGGTCGTTCGTCACATCAGTGACTCGGATAACGTCGTCCAGGCGGTCGAGCAGTTCAGCAATTGCGACCTCAATCCTGACTCCCTGAATTATGTGGGGCGCAAGATTGGTACTCAATACACCCAGTGGGACAGTACTGAACGGCGCTATGTTCAGAAGGGCGATTGGCCTAACAACTCTCGATACATTCGAATAGATCTTAATTCCGACGTCGACGCAGGGCTCACATCCGCTGACTTGCTCCCCTTCGGCTTCGAGGGCATCGTTAAATATAAAGATGATCTGAGCATTACCGGGGCAACCGTCGCGTCTACGTGGCTTACGGGATCTACCAACTATGATCATCCCTCCCCTCCGTCGCTCTACCCAGCAGGCAAGCTACTTCGCACGGCCAACCTGGGAGTTTTGGCTCAGGGCACTGTCACCTTCGGCGGTCTTCCTACAATTGGCGATACGGTTACAATCATAGATGCTGCGGGACTGAGTAAAGCATATATTGGGGCGAACGTTCAAACCCTCACCGTGGATCCACCAGCATTCTCCGTTACTGGTAGCGTCACCGCCGTCGCCCAGTCTCTCTCAGACTGTGTCGACAGCGCTAATGGCCACAACGGCGCGATCACAACGTCGCCGGCCGTCGGGGTTCTCACCCTAACGCAGACCGTGCGCGGCGTTGCCGGAGATACTACCATTGCCAAATCCGAGGCCGGCGCCGTTATTACTGTCGCAGGCTTCACGGGAGGCGATGCCCCTATCTCGACGAACGGAGTCAAAGCTGCTGTATACTACCCGGCGCCCGAACTCCGGACTTCCGCGTCGGCTGGCAACTTGCCCAATAACACCGACGCCTACTTCGGATACCAGACCACAACGACTGCGGGCGGAACTGTATTTGATCGATCCAATATCGATCTTTTGGCCCCCCGCGGCGCGATCGTCGCCAACATGTTCAGCACTGACGCCTCCACAGAGCGCTCCGTCACATTTACGCTTGATGATATTTCGGGCTCCGCGGGCAGCTGGATCAGTGGATCGTTTGCCAAAGCAACGGCACCTGTTCAGTCGCTCACCCGGGTCAACGGCCTCATAGCAGGCGTCCTCGACGCCGGCTTCGATCGGTTCACTGTTCCGCTCTATGCAGGGTTTGACGGCACCGCGGTCACGGAGATGGATCCTTTTGCAAACCGCAACCTTTCTGGCACTCCCACGGACAAAACGAATTATGTTTTTAATTCAATCCGCCAAGCAATTGATTCCCTGGCTGATCCGGAAGTGGTGGAAATGAACATGGCTTCCATCCCAGGTCTTACCCAAGACGGGTTAACCACCAATCTCGTGCGCGTGTGCGAATCACGTGGTGATGCTTTGGCTGTTATTGACCTACCTGATTCCTTCCAGCCTCGCGCAGAAGGCACCGCTGTTGATCGTCTTAATACGCAGAGCACCATCACTACGTTGATTAATGGCCTTCGTTCACGAAACCTTAACTCCTCGTACGGTTGTGCCTACTATCCCTGGGTTCGTGCCCGCGACACTATTAATGGTGCAATGGTTTGGCTACCGCCGTCCGTCCCCGCCATCGGTACTTTCTCTAGCTCCCAGCGCAAGACGCAGGTTTGGTTCGCCCCAGCCGGCTTCAACCGCGGTGGCCTGACTGAAGGTTCCGCCGGCATTCCGGTCGCGGATGTGGCCCATCAGTTGCGCCGTAAGGATCGTGACGATCTTTATAGCGCCAATATTAACCCAATCGCGAAGTTCCCGAACGAGGGCATCGTGATCTTTGGTCAGAAGACACTGCAGGTGACACCTTCCGCTCTGGATCGTATCAATGTTCGTCGCCTGATGATCTTCGTGAAGAAGCGCATCTCTCAGATGGCTGCTACCCTGCTGTTCGACCCGAACGTGGAGCAGACATGGTTGCGCTTCAAGGCACAGGTTGATCCCTTCCTTGCCAACGTGAAGACAAACTTTGGTCTCTCGGACTACAAGGTCGTCCTCGACAAGAGTACAACCACCCCAGAGCTTATTGACCGCAATATTCTCTATGCTCAGATTTTCTTGAAGCCGACCCGCGCTATCGAATACATCGCGATCGACTTCAATATTTCTCGCACGGGGGCTTCGTTCGTCGATTAAAAAGTAAGATGGTGAGGGTCGTTTCTTCGGCCCTCACTATTTAAACTAGAACTTATAGGAGATTATGTAAATGCCATTCTGGACCAGCGCCCTATCCGAGCCGAAACGAGCACATCGCTTTCTGCTTACCTTACCCAACCTCGTCAGTGCCACCGAGGGATATCAGTACGAACAGTACCTGGCCAAGCTTGCAAGCAAGCCGGCTTATAACATCAGTGAGATCAATCACAAGTTCCTTGGGAACACCTACTACTACCCCGGCACGGTTGAGTGGCAGCCCATTGATATCACGATCGTAAATGCGATCAACCCGGACGGCAATAAGCTTCTTATGGATGCACTGGTTAACTCCGGTTATCTCCAGCCTGATGTTCAGGAAGATGTTTTTACTAATCCAGCCCAGGCCCCCGGCACAGTCAACAAGGCTAGTTCTGTTGACGCCATCGGCGCCGTTGTTATCCAGGAACTCGATGGTCAGGGCGGCCTTGTCGGTGAGTGGACGCTGAACAATTCGTTTTTGACGAAGGCAACTTTTGGTAATCTCGATTATAGCAGTGATGAAATCCTTAATATTGAGATCACAGTACGGTATGATTGGGCAGACTACCTTCCCGGTCCTGCTGTTGCAGCTGCCGCCGGGGCATAATATAGAAAGAAGGTGACACTTGGCTAGACGAAGAAACAATTTGGAGCGTACAAGCGCCCCTGCAGCCGATTCCCCCGCTACAACAACCCAAACCGCAAACGCCGACGACTTGTTTTCGTTTGTTACTCCCACTGAATTTGTGGATCTCCCCAGCCAGGGAAGGTTCTACCCTGAAGGGCACCCGCTTCATGGCGTGGACAGCCTAGAGATTCGCCACATGACAGCCAAAGAGGAAGATATTCTTACTTCCGAAACGCTCTTGCGTAAAGGCGTCGCCATTGATCGCTTGTTACAGTCAGTTATGATGGATAAGGACATCAAGGTGGACGATCTTCTCGTAGGAGACAAGAATGCTCTCCTTGTGGCCAGTCGGATCACCGGATTCGGTCCGGACTATCTGGTGACCCTTACATGCCCCAGTTGCGGCGCCGCCAACGAAACAGAGATTGACCTTACTACCCTGGGAATCTCAGACTCAGAAGAGACGCAGGATGCCCAGGTGACTGGAGAGGGTACTTATAAGGTAACTCTTCCGCAGACTGGTGTTACCGTCGAACTGAAGCTTCTTACTTCGGGCGACGAGCGCGCTCTGATGCAGGGTGCCGAAAAACGAAAGAAACTGAAGCTCCCCGAGAATAATGCCACAACGCAGCTGAATGCTTTGATCGTCTCGGCCAACGGTGTAACCGACCGAGCCATGATTACCAAGCTTGTAGGCCTTCTCCCCCTCAGGGACGCGCAATTCGCACGCGCAACCTATGAGGCCATCAAGCCCGACCTAGATATGGGCTTTCCTTTTACATGCGAAAGTTGTAATCACACAACGCGAATGGAGATGCCGCTTACAGCGGAGTTTTTTTGGCCTAAGCGCTAGCTATCAAGAAATCGTTTACGAAGAGTTGTTTGCCTTGAAGCATCATGGCGGCTGGTCGTTTGTAGAGGCCTATAGTCTCCCAATTGCTTTGCGCAGATGGTTTGTCGAACGACTAATTAAAGAGTTCAAGAGAGAAAACGAAGAGATCGAGAAAGCGCAACGCCGTTAAACTTGAGCTTTTTGGTTTCAGAACTATTTATATATTGAGGATCTCAGAATGCCGAAGCACGTAAAACTGAATTTAAATCACAAAGACGGCGCTGTCATCAAGGAAAGTTTCTATAGTGACTTTTCTAATGACGTACATTTTTTAATGCAAAGCCTATATAATGGCCGCGCCCCCGATCTTAAAATTAGTCTGTCGGGTAATCAAAGTCAGATCATGTCCTTCTTTACAGCTTTGCAGCGAGAAAAGCGCTATATGGATGCGTTTATGAAGCACGGTCTTAATAATGCACAAACAATGAGTTCCAAGTACAAGCTGGACGACGCTGTTCGAAAGTTTGAATTCGAAACTGGTCTTCGATGGCCTTTTACCCAATAAGAGGACGATAGTTAATGGCCGAGTTACAAGAGGAAACAGTCAGAAAACTTAATGCTCTCTTAGAGAAGCTGGCGAAGGATAAATCAACGTCGGACACGGCCTCTCCAGGGAGCAGATCTTCCGCGACCGGCATCGGCGCAGGCCTCGATGCTAAGGTCTATGAAAAAGAGATTAAATCCCTGACGGAGGCGATAGAAGACGCCGATAAACAGTACTCCAAGTTTTTTGATTCTCTCGAACGGAGTCAGTCCCTCGAAACATTAAATCTTCAGAAAGGGATTGCTGAACTCCGCAAAGAGCTGGCTGGGCTCGAAGAGGGTTCGGAGAGCGCGGCCAGACTAAAGACTGAGATAGAGGGTTTAGAGGGAGAACTTAAAAAAGTAGGCGCCGAACAAAGCGCCAGCACGGAGCTGAACCGTCTAGGCTCCTCGATGCTCGGCCTCACTACCAAAGCCGGAGGGGTAAGTGAGAAGTTAATTAATTTAGGAAAGAAATTTAAAGAATCGGGCGCCCAAGGCGGCTCATTTAGTAAGGTCTTAAAGGACGGCTTCAAGAGTCTTGGCATTAATGTAGCTGCTAAGGCCCTGAGTGCGTTTGTAAGCCAAACTGTCGGTTTAATCAAAGCTCAGGATGAGGCCATTTCTTCTTTTCGGAAGGCGACTGGAGCTTCGGCTGAATATAATTATGAAATAACTCAGACTGAACGACGCAACTTTGCAGCCGGTGTGAGTGCTGCAGACTCCGCGAAAGCCTTTGAAGGTCTTTTTACTAACTTTTCTGCTTTCACCCAGCTTAATCAGTCCGAAAGAGCAGGTCTTATAGATACCACTGTTAATCTAGAGAAGCTAGGGGTTAGTGCACAAACAACCGGTAAAATCTTTGATCAGGCAATGCGCGGATCGGGCATGAGCGCCTCTCAAGCAAATGACCTGGTGTTGGACCTGGCTGGATCCGCCAAGAGCCTCGGGGTGCCCATGAGCAAAATGGCCGACGATTTCGCCGGCTCCTTTGGGGAACTCTCTAAGTACGGCGATGGAGCCATTGAGGTCTTTAAGGGTCTTGCTGTGCAAGCTAAGAACACCGGCCTGGAAGTTAATCAGTTGCTTAATATAACGAAGCAGTTTGATACGTTTGAGGGGGCCGCCACGGCTGTCGGCAAGCTCAATGCGATTCTGGGCGGACCATATCTTAACTCGATCGACCTGCTTAATGCCAAAGAAGAAGATCGAATTAAAATTCTGCGGCGCCAAGTAGACATGGCCGGCATTTCGTTTGATGCCCTCGACAGATATGAACAGCTGGCCATCTCCAGCGCCCTGAATATGTCGGTTGAAGAGGCCAATCGCCTCTTCCGCATGTCCAAAGAGGAGCACGAGCTTGAAGCCATGCGACAAGAAGAACTTCAAAAACAAGCAGAAACAGTCCAGACGATGACCGCACAACTCAAGAGCGCCCTGATGGCTCTGGCCGTTGATCTCCGACCCGTAGTCGAAAACGTCATTATCCCCATGATCCAGGGGTTTGCAAAACTCATGAAAGGTATCGGAGGGGCTATCAACAAGCTCGGCACATTTGCCAAGGTGGCCATGTTCGCTGCGGGAATTGCCGCGCTCATCGGTGCGCCCTTCACCGGAGGAGCGTCGCTGGTCACATATGCAGCTATTGCGGGAACTGCCGGAGTCGCCACCATGGGTGCAGGAGGTAACGATGCGGCCGCCCCCATCACGCCGCGCTTCCAGGATGGGGGCACAATTGCCACCGGCGAAGCTATTGTGCACCCGGGAGAAATGGTAATTACGGGAGGTCAAGGCTCCCAGGTTGTTTCACAAGCAGATTTCAAAGAGCTTATCGATGGGATCAAGAAATTAACTGCCGGCGGATCAAGTACGAATCCAATTCAGTTGGCGGTCTATATAGGTCAAGAGAAGGTTGATGAGATTGTCGTTAAAGCCATCGGCTCAGAAGCAGGACGACGGGTGCTTTCACCCTACTCGATGGTATAGGAGCGATTAGATGGCACAATCAATGAAAGTTGCACCGGCCTTAAGAACGAACTCTTTCTTTCAGATTGAGATTAATCACTTGCCCACCGCCGGAGGGAAGCACAACAAGCCTATTCTTTTTGAAGGGTGGGTGACCGAATTTAGTGATCAATTTTCCTCTAACTGGAATTCGGAAACGGTATATGGTCGCATGGACCCACTCGCTACCTTTCAAAATACACAGCGCGAAATCAGCCTCGGGTTCGATGTGGTCTCGGACAACTGGCAACAAGCCCAGCAAAACTTAGCGAAGGTTAATCGTTTTATTGAGTTTCTCTACCCAGTTTACGAAATGTCCAAAGATCAAGATGGCAACAATCTCGCCGCTCGACATCAACAAAACACCCTTAAGGCGTCACCCTTGCTAAGCGTACGCTGGACTAACCTCATGGCTAGTTCTTTTAATAATGCACCCCTCATTGGATATATCGGAGGGCTCCAATACGCTCCGGATGTTTCCCAGGGGGGGTTTGTACTCAAAAATGAGGAAATAGCATCGCTGAGAATGACCGGTACACCAGAGCAGATACCTAATCCTCCTGGTCACGACGCTGACGGCAACCAGACATATGAGTTTGAGATAGATACGATTACACACCGGTCGTACATTCCCAAAGTCCTATCTCTAAACTTTACCCTCACCGTAATGCACACTCATTTAGGGGGCTGGTATCTGAAAGATGGCTCCTATTATTTTGGATCAGAGGAAATCGATGGTAGCTTCCCCAATGCCCGAGTGAGTACAATTCGCACAGAAAAAGTTCAGCGCACCGCAAACAGCGAGGGGGAGCTGCTTAACCAAGCCATTGTCTCAGGATCCAGCGAACAATACCTGCAAAACCAGGTGCTAGGAGGATAAACATGCCAGTACGTTACGATAACCGCAGAATCCTTTTAAACAAAGATGAGCTGTATGAAAAATTTATGGATAAACGTGGTGTGAAGGCGATCCGCCAATGGAGCACCGGCCGCCTCAATTATCCCACGGTGGCCGACATGGCTAGTATCAACCAAAGTCAGCACATCTGGAAAGCTGGCGATCGGTATTATAAGCTGGCAATAACATATTATGGAAACGCACAGTATTGGTGGGTCATCGCCCTTTTTAATCAAAAGCCCACTGAGGGCGATGTGAAGTTGGGCGATGTGCTTAACATCCCTCTTCCACTGGAGGCGATACTCCGGGTGTACGATAGGTAAGGTGTAGCTCATGGCAGACAACAGGAAAACAGTCTTGGGCCTCAATGCGGACCAATACAAGACCGCGGGGCTCGACCTCCTGGACGCCGCTGTAGGTGGCCTCTCCGCAGTCGGGGGGACAGTGAAAGAAGCCGTCTCCGCCGGCGCCCTGGCAACCAATCTCCGTGATGCGGTGTCGGCCACTGATGAGCAGGCCATCGCCGGCCTCTTCAATGTTATGCGGAACTATGGCGAAATTCTTTTATTTAATGACGCCTATTATGATTTCTTTGGGGAGGACTATTATACTCACTATGCCCAAGATAGTATCGTGAGAGAGATGTCCAACATCCCAGATGCTAGAACAGCTCAGGCTTTCCTGGGCCCCCAGGGCCCTTCCCCCTATTATGAGAAAGACCGCATCCAGGGAGGGTCTCCCATGGATGCTGATAATGGTATCATCGCTGCAGGAACAGAAGACGAGGTACAGTCAGGAACTTATTTCCGCAGCACCTATGTAGATTTTAAAAAAATAGGATATATCACAGCCCTCAATCCCCGTTATCAGCCCCAATTTCGACTTGTCAAAAGTGACGCAGTGTTTTCTGGTAATGCGAAAAACTTTTTTAAAGAAACGAAGTGGAAGTGGGACAAGGCCAAATATAAGCTGGCCTGGTGGAATCTAGACGAGGAGCAGGGAGCCGAAGATTTCGACTCTCATTGTCCGAACCCGGTGACAGTACCGGGCGACGGTCGAGTTATGTTCCGTTATGAACTGGACTTCACCACCACTGGCCAGAAACTCTCGAACGCCACAACGCAGGTTCTTGAAGAGAAAGAAGGATGTTATTTTATTTCTCCGAGTATTCTAAATGCCCTCGCGCGCCGCGGCGTCCACTTTCGGGACCTCGGTAAAAGCAGCGACACCAACGCCGCGTCCTATGCTGCGCGAAGCGCCCTATATACGAATCTTTACGCCCACCTGATGGAGTTGCTCGTCTACATCGCGGGCCTAGAAAAAGGTTTTGCTGATTCTCCGTACGGCGGCCAGGATGAAGGTGTCGACATGAAGTATCAGTTCCTCCAAAATGCGTTGGCGTACGGGGGCA